TATGGGATATGCCAAGCAACGAAGGATATATCAAAGTCGTAGCAATGATGCAGAAGTATTTTGACCAAGCAATCAGTGGCAACTGGTCTTATAATCCAGAGAACTATGAAGATAATGAAGTGCCAATTTCTGTAATGGCACAAGACTTATTGACAACATACAAATATGGTTGGAAGACCTCTTACTATCAAAATACATATGATGGTAAGAAAGATGATGATGAACCAGCACATTCAATTGGATGGCATGACAATGTTGCAGAAACACAACCTGCTACACTACAGTCAAACGATGATGATGAAGCATGTGACGCATGTGCAATATAGGAGAAAGAAATGTCAAGCGTATTTAATAAGAATAAAGTAGATTTTACTAAACAAGCAATGTTCTTTGGCGAAGACCAAGGTATGCAAAGATACGATGAATTTAAGTATCCTGTCTTTGACAAACTAACGCAAAAGCAGTTGGGTTTCTTCTGGCGACCAGAAGAGATTTCATTACAGAAAGACCGTAATGACTATAACGAATTGCGTCCCGAGCAGAAGCACATCTTCACATCTAATTTGAAGTATCAGATTTTGCTTGATAGTGTGCAAGGACGAGGTCCATGTCTTGCGTTTCTACCTCACTGCTCACTGCCTGAATTAGAAGGTTGTATCATTACATGGGACTTTATGGAAACAATTCATAGTCGCAGTTACACATACATGATTAAGAACTTATACTCCGATCCAGCAGAAATCTTTGATACTGTCATTGATGACAAGCGCATCATGGAACGAGCAGATAGCATTACAAAGTGCTATGATGACTTTATGAACTATGCGAGAGAGTACGAAGTAACAGGTAAAGGTTCATCAAAAGAACTGAAGAGAAAGTTGTGGCGTGCGTTAGTGACGGTGAATATTCTAGAAGGTATTCGTTTCTATGTGTCATTTGCATGTACATTTGCATTCGGTGAGTTGAAGTTGATGGAAGGTAGTGCGAAGATTATCTCATTCATTGCGAGAGATGAAAGTCAGCATCTTGCTATCACACAGCATATCATTAAGAACTTTAAGAACTCTGAAAATGATAAAGAGATGCTTTCAGTAATCAAAGAAGAAGAAGAGTGGATGTATGAAGCATATAAAGAAGCAGTAGATGAAGAAAAAAGATGGGCGCAGTATCTATTCAAAGACGGTTCGATGATTGGACTGAACGAAAAGTTACTGTCAGATTATGTAGAATGGGTAGCAAACAAGCGTATGAAAGCAATTGGTCTAGACCCTATCTTTAGCATCAAACCAGGTGACAACCCACTACCGTGGACAATGCATTGGTTGAATAGTTCTGGACTTCAGAACGCACCTCAAGAAACTGAAATTGAATCCTATGTCATTGGAGGTATCAAGCAAGATGTATCAGATGATACATTTAAAGATTTCAAATTGTAGGAGTTCTTATGAGAGGGAAGACATATTTTTGTACTCATTGTGATGCCGAGTTTAAGATATCACACAATATGGATGAAGATTATTATGATGTGCAAACATGTCCTTTTTGTGGGGGCGAAGTAGAAAGTGAATTAGATTTTGAAGAGGATGAAGAATAATGAAATTAAATGATTATCAGAAGTTTGTGACAAGTGTGACAAGTATTGAAAGTAAAAGTCTACATAATTTAGAAGGTAGACTAATGCAGTTGGACAATAAAGTCAATATTGCTACATTATTGACTGCAGGTATCGGACTATCAAGTGAAGGAGGCGAATTCAATGAAATTATTAAGAAATGTGTGTTCCAAGGAAAACCTTTGGATGATGACACCATATTTCACCTCAAACGAGAGTTGGGGGATATTATTTGGTATTGGGTTAATGCATGTAGCGCATTGGATTTAGACCCTAATGATGTAATCAAAGAGAATGTGTTCAAACTAGAAAGTCGATATCCTGGAGGCGAGTTTGACGCATATTTTAGCGAAAACAGGAAAGAAGGAGACTTATAATGAAGTATATTTTGATTGGTGCAATTGCACTATTTACAACAACAGCAAATGCTCAAACGGTGACTGATGTAAACAAACAAGTCATCATTAAGAAACCATATCAGGTAGAAGTCTGTACAGATAGAACAGTATCAGGAGACAGGTCAGGTGATATGCTCAAAGGTGCTATTATTGGTGGTCTGATTGGTAATAACGTGACAAAGAACGTAGACAATGGTGGTGCAGTAGGCGCAGTCATTGGTGGTATTATAGGTCACAACAACAGTCAAGCAAAAGCACAACCTGCAAGATTTTGCACAGTAGAAACAAGATACGAAGAAGAAGTGAAAACTGTATATAGTCATTCCATTGTAAAATTCACACACAATGGCAGACAATATTCTCTGCAATTTCAGAAATAAAATGTATGTGGGGATAGACTATTCACTAAGCAGTCCAGCGATATGCATATCGCCTAGTGAAGATGTTTCATTTTTTACCTGTCAGTTTTATTTCTTAACAACCAAAAAGAAATATGAAGGCACCTGGAATAACATCTATGGTGACCTTCATAAACCATGGGATAGTGCAGAAGAACGCTATCACAATATTTCTAGTTGGGCGATGAGTTGCATGAGCAAACAGGATGCTCAGTTTGGTCTGCAAGCAATAAATCATGTTTTCATAGAAGATTATGCTATGGGCGCAAAAGGTCGTGTCTTTCATATAGGAGAGAACGCAGGTGCTTTAAAGATGCGTTTGTATCGTAATCAAATGACTTATAGTACAATCTCGCCGGCAGAAGTTAAGAAGTATGCTACAGATAAAGGTAATGCTAATAAAGAAGCAATGTATGAAGCATTTCTGAAAGAACATAAATATATATTACAGTTAAAAGATATAATGGGGCAAGACACACTGGATTCGCCAGTGACAGATATTGTCGATGCTTTTTATATCTGCAAAGCAGGAATAGACCGTCTATGACACTAGCACTAATTACTCTATTGTCGGCATTATCAATTTCAGCAATCGCCGCACTATACTCTTTACTAGGTCTTGCCGCTATCTTTAGTGCCGCAAAACTACCTGTTCTATTGATGGGTGGTGTGCTAGAAGTAGGAAAACTAGTCACAGCATCTTGGTTGTATCAGAACTGGAATAAAACACCACTACTACTGAAGTCGTATTTGACACTTGCAGTTGTAGTACTCATATTCATCACAAGCATGGGTATCTTTGGTTTCTTATCAAAAGCACACTTAGACCAGACAATTGCTACTGGTGATAACACTGTTGTAATCGAAAGAATTGAACAGAAAATTACAAGAGAAGTAACTACCATAGAAGATGCCACGAAAGTTATTGGACAGTTGGATGAAGCAGTGCAAATTCTCATGGACTTTGACCGTATTCGTGGACCAGAGGGTGCTATTGCTGTTCGTCAATCACAGAAAGAAGAAAGAGCAGAGTTAGAAGCAGTCATCAGTGAAGCGCAGAATAATATCGATGAGTTAGAAGGTGAGAAACTAGTATTAAGTAAAGAGCAGATTGCACTTGAAGCAGAAGTAGGACCTCTCAAATATATCGCAGAACTTATCTATGGTGATGAAGCGAAAGACCACTTTGATGAAGCAGTGAGATGGGTTATCTTACTGTTGATTTTTGTATTCGACCCGTTAGCAGTTTTACTACTGATTGCGGCGAACCAATCACTGAGAGAGCATAGAGATGAGAAGAAAAAATTCACGGTCCCCACAGAGCAAGTTGGAGACTTTACAGAACTATCTACAGACAGGGTGCAGGAAGTCGATATATCCGAGGGAGTGGACACTGTGTCTGAGGACAAGTCTGAAGTGCCAGAGAATGTGGAGAATAGTGTTATTGAAAAGAAGAATACGGAGGTAGATGCACATGCTGTTCAAGTACCAGGGATCATTGATACCGAAGAGACTGAAGAGAGTAAACCAGAAACTAAAGAGGTTCATACCATCTCTGAGGAAACAAAAAGAACGGATGAGACAGAGCAGGTCAAAAAAATTGTAAGTGAAGATGAAGATACACTATGGGAAAAGTTTAAGAAGAGAAGAGAGTGGAAAGTACCAAATAGTGGTATCGTACATCATGACTATATTGAAGAAAATAGAAGAGTAGAAAATGACAAGAAAAAGTAAATATAAATAGTCATACATCACGGAGTAGACATGGACATTGAAAGACGTATAGTAGAGTTGACTAGAAAGAGTGACAGTAAAAAGTTACCCGCAGAAGTTCGTATTATGCCTAACAGATTTTCAGATGATATGACAAAGGAATGGATTACTGTTGCTTTCATGAACTTTGGCGAACAAAACTCATTCACAGTATTGAAGTATGAAGATGACTGGAAATGGTCGAATGAAGAATATGAATGTCATTTTGTTCTACCCGAAGCAGATGTCCGTGTAGAACCTAAAACTGCAAGGTCTTTTTCGCCTATATCACAAAAACGACATAATATGACAGTTGCGACATAAAAAAAACCACATTTTTACCACTTTTTTACCAGAAAACCCTTGACAAGAGGGTTTTTTGCGTTTATAATGAATATAGAAAGTGAGAAAAGAGGTAAATTATGAATAAGAGTATTGAAACAATTGTTGGAAAGTTGACTGATTTCCTTGTGTATGTAGAGAGTTTCTACGGTAATGTGCCTGATGCAGTTTATCCTATTGGTGCTACACCAGAGATGATTCTTGAGGCAACAGCAGACTGTTGGAAAAAGTTTGGTATTGAGAACTTCTGTGGTGACAGTGTTGACAGAGAACGAGTTCGTGATATTATGATTGAGAAGTTTGGATTGGAGTGGAAATAATGTTAATAAAAGATGCAATGACAGTTCTGCGAAAAGAAGCAAAAAAATTAGATATGACTGTTGAAGAAGTAGTCGCTTATATTGACAATTCGCCTAGGGCGATGCAGATTTCTATGCGAGTTCTTCAAGCATATGAAGACTATAAGATAAACCAAGGTTATACTTGGTCTGGTGTGAATTATGAGACTTGGGTAAAGAAGGAGAATATATGATGAATTTAGCATACTGTGATAAAATCGCTGATGTAGTTCGTAAAGCACTATTGAAGTATGATCCCGATAATATTATCGGATTGATTGACCCTATCAAGATGGACCTTGATGCGAATGGTGCATTCGTGTCAACGAAAAAGACTATTGATTTGTGTGATATGAATATGAAAAAATATCGCATAACAATCGAAGAAATTGCTTGACAACTCTAAAAAAGTGTGTTACTATAATACAATAAGAAAAGGAGTTATATTATGAATAATGTGAAAAATAAAATCCCAGAAATGTGTGGGTGGATCGGAATGATCCTAATACATGGAGCAACTGCTCCAACATCAATCTCAGTTCTGATGGGATGGTCGACCCATCTACCTCCACTGAACTTTATCTTGCTAGTCTGGTTAGGACTGTCCTTGTTCCTAGTGCGGGCAATCTATGCTAAAGATATGCTATACATTGTATCGAATGCGATAGGGTTCTCGCTGAACTCCTTGCTACTCGCATTGATTGCATTTTCTTAAAAAAATGCTTGACAAAGCATGATTGATTTGTTAATATAATACTATACTGTGATGAAAGAGGTGAATTATGCAAGTTTGGAAATCTGATGAAATCGTGTTTACTGAGACTGTCTCATACGGTGAGACACTCATGGTGTCGCAACCACTAGTAATGGCGTCTGCCGCTGGTTGGTATGTAGGTCAGGTCTATAAAGAGCATGGTTTTGTCATGCCTTATGACCGTCTCTCTGAGTATTTCGCAACTCCTGAAGAAGCAAATGAACTTCTTCAGTATCATTGATTGGAGGTTTAGTGATGAATGATGTTATTCGTGATGTTGATGTTTTGAAGAATGCTATTATAGCATTTGAAGAGGGTGCTTCAGATGAAAAGCGTATGGCACTTAACTCTCTTTCTAGTTTATTAGAAGAGA